TTTCTTCTATATTGCTGGTCAGCTGATTGAATCGTCTGGTTTAAAGCATTAGTCCAATTACCTTTTTCTCTTTCTGCATCAGCTAATAATAAATCAATAGTTAAACCTGCTCTTTCTGTTGCTCTGATTGCTCCTTTGGATTGAAGAGTTTTCTTTGCTACGTCAAATTTCTGTTGTTCTGCTGCTTGCTTTTCTTCTCTTAGTCTTGCATTTAAACCTTCCTGTTGATCTATGAACGCCTGGTTAGCTGATTCAGCTGCTCTTTGTGCTGCTTTATATTGATAGTTTGCTACCTTTTGCTGTTGCACATATTGAAGACCAGCTGTTGTAGCTGTTACTGCTAGCTGTGCAGCCATCAACTGTCCAACAGTTAAAGTAGCCGGATCAACGCACATTTAAGCGATCCTCACAAATTCAAAAAAGGGTTTCTTCATATGACCGTATTCAGAATGGAGCTTAACAAAGGTAAAGCCGAGTGCCTTTAACCATTTAATTGCAGAACGATTCTCTGCATATACGCAATTATATAAGACATTCTCCTTTTGCAAAAGATTATCTATCCACTTTCTTCCTTCTCTTATTAATTGAATCTTATATTTTCTTGTACTAAATAATTCTTCAGTAGCAACCATCCATATAACACCGTTAACAACAACACCACATAAACCCATTGGTTGATCTTTATCACCAGCTATTGTCATTACCCTTTTAGAAGATAAATACGTTCTTCTAACTGCTTCTTCTGGTTGTTCTCCGGTTTGATACCAAGCTTCAACTTTATCTAAAACTCTTAAATTATCGATGACATAATTCAAATCAGTAACGGTAGATTTCCTTAAATACCCCATTAAATCCTTCTAGATCTCATATGGAACATAGCTTCATATTCAGCACTAGCTAACTTTGCAGGTAAAAATGTATTGTTTTTAATATCAATATTGACCCTATCAGCTTTACTCATTACAGGTACTTTAAACATTCCTGTAGCTAAATTAATAGAACCAATCGTACTGGAAGCAGCACCAAGTACATTTCCACTAAACGTATATGTATTTGTATCTCTATAGTCAGGTGTTACTTCTACTTTAAAGAAACCTGTATCCTCATACTTAATATAAAAATGATGCAGCTGAAGCCTTCCACTAATTAATTCACTACCAGCACCTTCTCCCTGAGTTAAACGCTGCTGACTAAACCTATAGTGCATTTCAAATGGCTCACCAATAATAAATTTACTATTAGTAAAATCACCTGTAGCAGTAATAGTAGTAGTAGATCCGTTAGATGTATTTGTAGTTTGTAAGACTTGACCAGGTTTTAAATTAACTGTTGCTCCTTGAGCATTAACATAGGTACTTGTTTCATTAGAAGCTAAGTGTCTACCAATAATATTCATGTCTCCATTTAATCTATAAGGAAGAGTAAATGTAGTTAATCCAGTAGCAGAATCATAAGCAACAATACTAGTAAAGGAAACATCGCCATTTGTTGTTGATAAAGCTGCTGCAGCTGCGGTAAAACTAAACGAGTTGTTATTTATTTTTGTAATTACAAAAGTACCATCGACAGCATTACCAGAAGTAAAGTCAAATGCTATTAAATTTCCAGTTGATAATCCATGATCAATACATGTAATAGTAACGGTCGTGAAAGTATTAAGCATTACATACGTTCCAGTCTTTGTAAGTGCTGCTTCAGTAACTTTATGATCTAAGTGATATTCAAAATCAGCATTAGTTTCTTTATAGTCAGATTCAAATGGTATTTTTTCTAATGTTGTACCGTTAGCTTCTTCAATTACTAAATATAAATCAGTGTCAATAAAATCTATATTTCTAATTGTCTTTGCAGAATTAAATGTATAAGTACACCAAGAATTTAGTACCTTTTCAAAGCTATTTCCATATAGCCAACGATTAATATAAAGTTTATTTGGGCTGTCTGTTCCTAGTAAAACAAGTACATTTTCATTAGTAGAAATTGCCATCTTAAATATACCATCTTCTATATATCTAGGAACATGAACTGTAGTATCAGCAGCATCTTTTATATTAATATCTTCTTGAGTTATATATTCTCTGACACCAGAAAATGATCCTTTCTTAGTTAAGAAATAGATGCTAGATCCAGCTCCTACAGGGGTTGCTGCTGTATTATTTTCAAATTCAGTTGCAACAGTAACGTTAGCTGTTTTAGGTGTTAAAGCTTCTGCAATAGAACTTTCTAATATAAATTGTGTTTGATCAGAGAATAGGATTAACTGTTCTCCCATTGTTACTGCATGTTTTAAAATAGATACTTTTGTGTGACTAGCTGCAATATCTATAGGGTCACTATCAACAATAGTAGTTACAGTTTCTGGATAGAAATTAAAGAACTCAGATACCGTAGACATACAAACATTATCATCAGCAAGAAAGCCTAATCTGTTTCTAAAGAAGAATACATTGTTTATTTTTGTACCAACGAATGTTGGATTAGGTGCAGTATCTTCATCACCTACAGTACGTTCTCTCCATTTAGGTAATGTATAAAGATGATTTGAATCATCATATGAAAAAGTACCACTTCCTGAGAAACCAGTGGCATATCCTACATCTGTATTTTCTGCCCGATCTACTGTAAATGAATCTGCATTAACTACACTTTCAATAGTATAAGTACCGTCTGGAATATCACTAGAAGCAGATGAACTAGAAGTAAAATCTAATGTTACTTTATCTCCTACAGAGAAGCCATGATTAACGGCGTTTACAGTTGCTATCTGTAAAGATTGAGTGTATGTACCATTGATCTTACCATTGGTTCCAAAGATTACATTTCCGTTAGTGCTAAGTGGATTATCTGCAGTAAAAGTAAAAGTATCTGAACCCGTTTTCGTAATAGTAGTTGTATCATCTACAGCACCACCAGATTGAAAATTAAAAACTAAAGTCTGACCCGTTCCAAAATTATGATTAGTAGAGGTTACTGTTACTGTCGTACCTGATTGTGAATAAGTACCTGAACTAGCTAATGCTGTATAACTATCACCATCTGCTCTGGCAAACCTAAAATTACCATCTGCCTGTCTCAATAAAACATGAGGCATTTTGTCATAATTAAATTTATAAGTAATACCTGCTTTTAATGTTTCTTCCCACTGGCCTTCTTCAAATGTTCCTCCATTATTAGTAACAAACTTAACGTAGTAATTATCAAAGTTAGTTGTATCATCTCCCTTTACTTCTACAACAAAATTATTAGGTGCAGTTGTTGGTAGATCAGTAAAAGTCTGAACAGAATTTTTGACTAAAGTTATTTGTGAATTACCTTGGGTATCAGTAGCATCAATTGAAAAATCAGACCCATCATTTTTTCTTATCCATAAAACAGGTCCATTTTGAGTGACAGTAAAACCACTCAATCCACCATCTAAATCACTTTTTAAATCTGCTGCTACTGTTGATGTCTTTAAGTTAGTTGTACCTGTATTGTAAGTAGCAGTTGTACTATCTACTGTTACTGAATAGTCAGTATCTGACGTTACCTGGTTAATAAAAACAAGTGCTCCTACACTGCCTCCCTGACTAACAGCAGTATCCATTTCAACTGTAATACTTGTATTAACTACAAAGGTATAGTCAGCAATAGTTACAGTTTTTATTTCATCTCTTGGATTTGTTGTTGTTAGATAAGTGACTCCATCATGTTTGTTTACTGTCTTTTCATTTCCATCTAAGTCATATACTTTGACATTTCCATTACTAAAAACAGCTATATATCTTTCATTGACATCTCTATTAATCGTTTGAATATGAACGTTACCAAGAGTTGAGTCACTTAAATTAGTTATGTATTGGCTACCAGAACGTTTAATTAATCCCTGTACTGGAGAGCTATTAGCATTGTCTTGTATATCTGCATGATCTGGTCGTTTTGTTAGATCAGCAGCTTGTGATACCCCTCTTAGAAGAGTAGGAATAGCTCTTGAAATGACAGCCATAATTACCTGATTAAAGCGTTAGCTGGTGAATAAGTACCAAAGACACTGGTTAAAGCAGGATCACCTCTAAGGATGTTGTGATCTGCATTAGACAAGTCTGTTTCCATTAATATAGATCTTGCTCTTACTTCATCTTGTTGTGTGTAAGTTCTTAATCCTTCATCACTGACTAAACGATCAACAAAGATTCTTGCTGCCTTGATGTTGATATAACGTTTAGCAGGTTCAGGGATGTCATTAAAGGTACGGAAATAAACAACCGTACATTTTAGGTCATCATCAAATTCATATGTATGTTCTTTTCTGTCATATAGTTTTAAACCTATTTGAATTGCATCTACATCTGGATGATCATGAATATTAGGATCAACAATTAAAACATTAGAAGACAAAGCAATATGTTTAGAACCATCTCTTGTTAGTTCTACATTTATTTCTGTATTAAAAGACCAGCCTTCTGTTTGAACTTCTTTATTAACTTCTTCCAAAGTTGTTTGAGCTAATTTCAC